ACGAGGCGTCCGGTATCCCTGAACCGATCTTCGAGGCCGCGGTGGGGTCGATGTCCGGGCACCGGGCCACGACGCTGCTGTTGAGCAACCCGGTCCGGACCAGCGGGTTCTTCTTCGACACGCAGCACAAGTTGAAGGACCGCTGGGTGACGGTGCAGGTCTCCGGCGTGGAGCGGGCGGGGGCGTACTACTCGCCCCGGGTCAGCACCGAGTTCGTCGAGCATGTCAAGGCGTTGTACGGGGAGGACAGCAACGCGTACCGGGTCCGAGTGCTGGGGCTGTTTCCTCGGGCCGACTTGGACACGATCATCCCCTACGAACTGGTGGAGTCCGCGGTGGGCCGCGATGTCGCGCCCTCGCCGACGGCGGTGGAGGTGTGGGGGCTCGACGTGGCGCGGTTCGGCGATGACCGCACCGCGCTCTGCAAGCGGCGCGGGAACGTGGTCACGGAGCCGGTGCGGACGTGGCACGAGCTCGACCTGATGCAGGTGGTCGGCGTGGTGAAGGCGGAATGGGACGCGTGCCAACCGAGCCGCCGACCGGTGGACATCTGTGTGGATGCGATCGGCCTTGGGGCCGGCGTGGCCGACCGGCTGCGGGAGCTGGGGCTGCCGACGCGCGCGGTGAACGTCAGTGAGACGCCGGCGACGCGCGGCGAGCGGTTCGTGAACTTGCGGACGCAGTTGTGGTGGGATGCCCGGGAGTGGTTCACGCAGCGCACCTGCGCGATCCCGATGGAGAAGCGCGAAGACGAGCAGCGGGTCTCGCTGCGACGCGAACTGGTGCAGCTGAAGTACAAGATCGTGGACTCGAGTGGGAAGCTGCGCGCGGAGTCCAAGGCGGACATGAAGAAGCGCGGCCTGCATTCCCCGGACGCGGCCGATGCGTTCGTTCTGACATTCGCTTCCCCCGCGGCGACGATGCTCGGTGCTGGGGGTGGCATGCGGACTTGGCAGAACCCGTTGCATCGGGGTCTGCGGGTCTGCCAGTAGAGGAGGCAGGTCGTGGCCGAAGCCAAGTCGCGCGAGTCGCTGCAGGCCCTCGTCGGGTCGATGATCGATGAGGCGCAGGACTTCATCAGCAGCAAGCTCGCTCAGGACCGCATCACGGCGACCGACTACTACAAGGGCCGCACCTTCGGCACCGAGGAAGAGGGGCGCTCCAACGTCGTCCTGACCGAGGTGCGCGACACGGTGCGGGCCATCCTGCCCTCCCTCATGCGGGTCTTCACCGGGCCGGAGCGCTACGTCGAGTTCCGCCCGCGCGGGCAGACCGATGAGCCGATGGCGCAGCAGATGACCGACTACATCAACCTGATCCTGCTCGAGGACAACGACGGCTTCAATGTCCTCTACAGCGCGTTCAAGGATGCGCTGGTGCGCCGCACCGGGGTCATGAAGTGGTGGAACGAGACCGCGGAGCAGCGGGAGAGCACCGCCTACAGTGGGCTCACCGAGGAACAGCTGCTTGCGCTCGCGCAGGACAAGGCCGTCGAGCTGTCCCCACCGGAGCCAGGACCGGCCGGCTGGAGCACGACCGTCACCCGCGTCGGCCAGCGGCAGCGCATCCGCGTTGCCGCGGTGCCGCCGGAAGAGGTGTACTGGAACGAGACGGCCCGGGACTTCGAGACCGCGACGATCGTCGGCCACACCCGCGAGGTGCCGCTGCACGAACTCATCGCGATGGGCTACGACAAGAAGCAGTTGACGCCGTTGGCCGGCAAGACCGGCACGCTGACCGACGGGACCAGCGAGGAAGACGCCCGCCGGTTCGATGCCGGGGGCGTCGCGACCGAGGAAGAGCGGGACGAGGCCACGCTGCCGGTGCGCTACGACGAGGTCTACGTCGAGTTGCAACTGGAAGAGGGGGGCCCGGTCCAACTTTGCAAGGTCTGCATGGCCGGCGACACGCACGAGCTGCTCGCCGATCCGGTCCCGGTGAGTCATCGGCCATTCACGATGTTCTGCCCGGATCCGGAACCGCACACGCTGGTGGGCCTGTCGATCTATGACGATGTGGCGCACGTCCAGCGCATCAAGAGTTACATCATGCGCGGCGTGCTGGACTCGCTCGAGCTCAGCCTGAACCCGGCCACCGAGGTGGTCGAGGGCGCGGTGAACCTGAAGGATCTGATGAACCCCGAGGTGGGCCGCGTGGTGCGCGTGACGGCCCCGGGGATGATGCGTGAGGTCCGCCACTCCTTCGCCGGTGCGGACGGGCTTGCGGTCATGCAGTACGTCGATCAGATCAAGGAGAACGCGACCGGGCAGAGCAAGGCTGCGGCCGGACTGGATGCCGATGCGCTCCAGAGTTCGACCAAGGCCGCCGTCGCGGCGACCCTTTCCGCCGCGCAGCAGCGCGTGGAGATGATCGCGCGTGTCTTCGCAGAACTCGGCATGAAGCCGCTCTTCAAGGGCTTGCTGCGCACCGTGATCGAGCATCAGGACGCGCCGCGGATCGTGCGGCTGCGCGGCCGGTACGTCGAGGTCGATCCGCGGGCGTGGGATGCCAGCATGGACGTCGTGGTGAACGTCGCACTCGGCGGGGGCATGGCCGAGGAGCGGATGGCCACGTTGGCCGGGATCGCGGCCAAGCAGGAGCAGATCCTGCAGACGCTGGGCCCGGTGAACCCGCTGGTCAAGGTCTCGCAGTACCGGAACACCTTGGCGCGCATGGTCGAGTTGGCGGGCTTCCGCAACGCCGCGGAGTTCTTCCAAGAGATCGACCCGCAGCAGGAACAGCAGATGGAGCAGGCCAGCGCGAACGCGCCGCAGCAGGATCCAAACGCGGCACTGGCGCAGGCCGAGACGGCCAAGGCGCAGATCAACGCGCAGGTGCAGATGGCGAAGCTGCAGCAGGACGGCCAGCTGGAGCAGATGAAGCTTCAGATGAACGCCCAGCAGCAACAGCAGCAGCTGGAGCTGGAGACGCAGCGGCTCGCGGCCGACATTGCGCTGCGGACCAAGGAGCTCGAGTTGAAGTACGGCACCGCGATGGATCGGGAGCTGATCCAAGCGTCGGTCGCGCAGGAGAAGAGCCAGATCGACGCGATGACGAAGATGACGACCGCCGCCATGTCCAAGGAGGCGTCCGACACGCAGGCCGGCGCGAAGATCGCGACGGCGGAGATCTCGGCCCGGGCCGCGCGCGAGGCCGCGGAGCGCGCCGAGGAAGCCACGGAGGGTGACGATGACTGACGTGCAGGAACAGTCCCGGCGCGCCCGGGCCCTGCTGGATGACGAGGTGTTGCAGGCCGCCGTGCTCACGGTGGAGGAGAACATCATCCTCCGTTGGCGCAAGGCAGAAACTCCCGCCGATCGGGAGGCCACACACGCCCAGCTCCGAGGGTTGACCTCGGTGGTCACGGAGTTGCGGCGCATCATCACCAACGGCGAGTTCGAGGAGCAACGCGCGAAGCTGAAGGCGTCGCGGAACTCCAACGACTTGTCCGAACGCTAAGGAGGCGTTAACTTTATGCCTGCGAATGACAGCACCAGCGGCTCGCTGACTGTTCTCGACGCAGTTACCTTGCTCCCGGCTCTCGATTCCGCCACGGCGGACACCGCAGAGACGCCGACGAGCGATGTCCCCGCCGAAAGCGCGCCCGCGCCGGACGCGGCGGAGCAGCAGGAAGTGCCGGCCGAGGAGCCGGCCGCAGACCCCGACGCCCCGGCAGAGCCGGAGGCCGAGGCAGCTGAGACACCGGAGACGTCGGAGCAGCCGCAGGTCTACACCGTCAAGGTGGACGGGCAAGAGCTGCAGGTCACGCTCGACGAGGCGTTGAAGGGCTACCAGCGCACCGCGGACTACACACGCAAGACGCAGCAGCTGGCCGAGCTTCGGAAGACCCATGAGGCCGAGCTGGCACAGTACCGGACGACCCGCGACCAGTACGCGGAGCGGCTGGGCAAGCTCGAGACGGTGATCAACCAAGCGCAACCGCCGGAGCCGGATTGGGCGAAGCTGCGGGCCGAGGATCCAGATCGGTATGCCGCGGAGTTCGCGGACTGGAACCTCATGCAGACGCAGCGGCAGAAGATCGTCGCCGAGCGGCAGCGGGTGGAGGCCGAACAGCAGCGGGAACAGTTGGAAGTGCGTCAGCAGCAGGTGGAGGCTGAGCGTGCGAAGTTGGCGGCAGCCCTTCCCGAGCTCGTGGATGCCGAGCAGGGGCCAAAGCGGCGCGAAGCGTTGATCAGTTACGCCACCGCGCAGGGGATCACGGCACAGGAGCTGGCCGATACGGTGGATCACCGGGTGTTGGTCGCTCTGGAGAAGGCGCGGCGCTGGGACGAACTCCAGCTGCAGCGCAAGGTGCTGCCGATGAAGCGAGTGACAACGCAGGACACCAAGACACTGACGCCGGGGACGCCGAAGGCGGCTCCGACGCGGGCGGAGAAGGTGAAGGACGACGCGATGGCAACGTTCCGGAAGACCGGCAAGGTCGCCGATGCCGCCGCCGCGCTCCTCGCCCTCGAGGCCATCAAGAAGGGGTAACACATGTCGATCATCAGCAACACCTATCTGACGTATGACGCGAAGGGTCTGCGCGAGCAGCTCTCCGACGTCATCTACAACATCTCGCCGGAGGACACGCCGGCCGTCTCCATGCTGTCGAAGGAGAAGGTCAGCGGCACGATGTACGAGTGGCAGACCGATGCGCTGGCGTCGGTGGACACTGGCAACAAGCACTTGGAAGGCGATCAGGTGACCTCGTACCCGGCCATCACGCCGACGGTGCGGGTGGGCAACTACTGCCAGATCAGCCGCAAGTTGCTGCTGGTTTCGGGCACGATGGAGGCGGTGGACAAGGCCGGACGCGACAGCGAGATCGCGTACCAGACCGCCATGCGCGGCGCGGAGATGAAGCGCGACATGGAGTCCATCATCTTCCAGAACCAGGCCGGCAACGCCGGCGCGAGCGGGACGGCGCGGGCGACTGCGACGTTCGGCGCGTGGATCAAGACCAACACCGACATCGGGACCGGCGCGGCTGCCGACCCGGTCTGGACGAGTGGTGTGCCGGCCGCGGGCCGCACCGACGGGACGCAGCGCGCCTTCACGGAGACGATCCTGAAGAGCGTCATCTCCCAAGTGTGGACCGAGGGTGGCACCCTGAAGGTGCTCTTCGTTGGGCCTGTGAACAAGGCGAAGGTGTCCGGGTTCGCTGGCATCGCCACGAAGACCTACAACATCGACGGTCGGAAGCCCGGGCAGGCGACGATCGTCGGCGCGGCGGACGTCTATGTGTCGGACTTCGGCACGCTGACGGTGGTCCCGAACCGCTTCCAGCGCGAACGTGACGCGTGGCTGTTCGACGCCGAGTACGCGTCGCTGCCGCACCTGCGCCCGTT